GGTCACGGCAAGGTATTTGTTCCAGGAATACTTCGAGTACAAGCCTAAAATGAAGATATTCCTAGCTTGCAACCACAAGCCTATCATAAGGGGCAACGACCACGCTATTTGGCGAAGAATCAGACTGATTCCGTTTAATGTGAAGATTCCGGACGAAGAGCAGGACAAAAACCTAGACAAAAAGCTGCAAGCAGAGATGCCCGGCATTCTAGCCTGGGCTGTGCAAGGATGTTTGGAATGGCAAAAGCATGGACTGGGCAAACCTGCCGCAGTGCAGGATGCCACGGAAGCATACCGCGATGAGATGGATACCTTGGGTGAGTTTTTCAGCGATCACTGTGTTGTTGGTGCAGGACTGCGGGCTTTTTCATCAGAGATATACAAGGAGTATTTGGACTGGGCGCAGGATTCGGGGATCAGACGACCGATGAGTCAGACGATGTTCGGTCTTAGACTTGCTGAGCGAGGGTTCCAGAAGAAGAAGAGTACGGGGGGAAAGATTGCATGGGTAGGAATCGGAATAAAGAGCATGGTAGAACCGAATAATTATGCAGACGAGTATGCATATAGTGAATATTCATCCGGCGAGTACCATCAACAGGATATAGAAAAAATGGATGATGATAACTGGGAAGGAAGTTTTTAACATGAGCAACTTGGAAATAAAAACCAAAAAGCGGATAGTTACTATCCACTCAGTGGATAGTTTAGTGGATGGTTTTTCGAACTATCCGCTCACTCAAAGCCTTGCGCCGCAAGGATCCTAGAGTAGAGTGGATAGTAGAGGATAGTTTTTCCCTATTGTTAGTAAGAAAAATAGTCTTACGTGAGGAGAATCCAGAAAACTATCCGAACTATCCACCCATCCACTAACTATCCACTTTCATAGGTAATTTCCGGCGCAAAGCCTTGTGGCTCATGGCCTTCAGGCACTTTAGGGATGATGCATAAATATACAGAGCAGTGAATATTTATGCATCCCAATAAATGGAAAGATGGTGGGTTTTTATGTACGCAATCAGGGAACTTCGCAAGCTAGGCTTTGAGTTCTTCGCTTCTCAAGAAAAGAGCGGGGAACAGGGAACGCGGCGCCGGGCACCAAAAACCCGCATTAGCTATAGATTTGTCGGGGAGCAGAGACCGCCGAAAAATGTAACAGATCCATTGTTCGCTGAACTGAAAAGAGGGAAACGGGAAGCGGTCGAGTACCTTACTGGGCCTCATTTCCAGCCGAAGAAATACTGCGATAAAGATACACAGCAGGAAGAGGCAGGTTTATATCTGCAGAAGTATGGATTTTTACTCATAGAAAGCGACACCTTAGACGACACCATTGCTGTACTCAAAGACGGAGTAGAACAGGAGCAGATACCGGCACTCAATACCGGGCGTTTTAGGAATGTTCCCTGCTACACAGCGGAAGAAGTCAGGAAACTATGGAAAAAGGTCGCTGATTATGGATTGCAGGTGGATGGGCTGCGGATGCTCCATGAGGCAAAGAGGGGATTCGATGGAAAAATTGTGAGATGAAAACCTTAGTTATCGCTTTTGTAGTTAAGGTTGAGGGGGGAGAGTAGAAGTATGGCCACACCAAAGCAGATAGAGTTTATTTGCTCTCTTTATGAGGATTTAGGGCAGGAACCGGAGGACGATATTAGAGAGTTAAATGTTACTGAAGCCAGCAGACGGATTAAGGAGCTATTGGCATTAAAAAAGGAGATATAAGCGGCATGGGAACAAAAAAGCAAATAGATCTAATCATGGCTCTCTACGATGAACTAAGAGAACAGCCTAAAGAAACTAGAAAAGAACTCAGGAAACTAACCCAAGAGGAAACCTTTAAGAAGATCAAAGAACTAGCAGTGCAAGTACAAAAGGGCACGGCATAACAGAAGAAAACGGGGGGCGTTTATTGTGGCAAAAGAGGCAAAAAAGGCAATAGACAAGCTAAATAAGTCAAAAAAGCTGGATAAAATAGCGCTTACACAGCAGGTGCAAGCAGAAGAATCACCAGTAAAAACATGGGTGCGTGGTTCAAAATCGCTCTATGAGGAGCGCTTCGATGAAATTGCCTATGAATTAGCCTGCAGGGGGCTTACCCAGAAGCAAATAGCGGCAAGATTCGGCATAGTAGACCGCACATTGCGAAAATGGATAAGCAAAAATCCATCACTGCAGGAGGCTATGGATGCGGGGTATGCGGTAGCAGTTGGCAATGTGGAAAATGCACTATTTAGGGCGTCTACAGGTTTTACCTATGAAGAAGATGTCCTAAACAAGAACGGTGAAGTAGTTACCTTGCGGAAATACGAGAAACCGAATATCACAGCTATGATCTTTTATCTATGCAACCGAGATAATGACAGCTGGAAGAATGTAAACAGAGTTGAACACACGGCAGAAGATGGCAAGCCGCTTACAGTATATTTCGACATACCGAGACCGGAGAACTCAAAGAACAAAGCAATAAACACTAAAGCCATAAACCAGGAGACAAAGGAATTGCCACAAGGAAACCAGGAGGATTAAGCGGGATGGGCAATGGCAGAGGCAGAGACAAAATAACAGTTCCCTACGAACCGAATACAAGACAAAGCCTTTTTCATGCCTGCGGAGCGGATGAAGTTGTTTACGGCGGAGCAAAGGGCGGCGGGAAAGCGGAAAGCCTGGACACCCTCATTCCTACACCTGCTGGATGGACAACAATGGGCAATATTAAGCCTGGCGACATCGTTTTTGGCGAGAATGGGCAACCAGAAGTGGTATTGGCTATGTCCGATGTGATGCACGGGAGGCCGTGTTATAGGTTGACGTTTGATGATGGCACTGAGGTTATTGCCGATGAGGAGCATCTTTGGAAAACCTATACGGCTAGCGACTTAGTTGCTTTATATAAAAGGACAGATGAATACAGAGCGAAAAGGCGAGCAACTAGGAAGAAAAGAGGGAAAGGAAAACGACCAGATCTAGCAAAGCGGAACACAGAGAACAGGACACATACAAAGGAATCGCCTTGTGGTGGAATTCGCACGACAAAAGAGATCTTTGATACATTAACAGTACGCAAAGATGGATTAAAAAACCATGCTGTAATGAATGCCGAGGCACTTCAGCTGCCGGAAAAACACCTACCCGTAGACCCATATGTTTTTGGGGTGTGGTTAGGAGACGGGTGTCACATATCAGGGGAAATTACAACTGCAGACATAGAAATTCTGTCATATATCGAAGCAGCAGGATATAAATGGGTTAAGCATAAAAATAAGTATGCTTACGGCATTTATTCCCTTATTACGGACATTCGCAAAGCAGGAGCGTACGCAAACAAGCACATCCCCATGTCTTACTTGCGGGCATCAAAAAGCCAGCGCCTTGCATTACTACAAGGGTTAATGGACACAGATGGACACGCACGCAAGCACGGCGGCGTAGAGTTTATGTCCACTAATTACCGCCTGGCTGATGGCGTACGAGAACTGGCTGTATCATTAGGCTGGAAAGCAGCTATTAGAGAGGGGAAAGCCACCCTCAATGGCAGAGTAATAGGGAAAAAGTACAGGGTAGTCTTTACGCCGGACACGCATGTATTCCGGCTGAAACGCAAGCGGGACGCTCAAAGGTTAGCGCAGAACCCCGTTACCAAGCGCCGTTTTATCGTTTCTGTCGAACCAACAGAAAGCGTACCGGTCAAGTGCATCAAAGTTTCCGGCAATGGCATGTTCTTGTGCAGTAAGGCTATGATTCCTACTCATAATAGCTGCGGGCTGGTAATGGAAGCTCTAGCTTATGGCCTTGAGTACCAAGAAGCCATAATATACCTATTCCGAGAAACCTATGACGACTTAGAAGCCAATATTATCAGAGAATGGAAAGAAAAAGTACCAAAGGAACTGTATAACTACCATGAAACCAAGCACATCGCCACACTAATAAACGGGACAATAATATATTTCCGCTATATTCGCAATTTCAGCGATGCTGCAAGCTACCAAGGGCGGTCAATGGATTTCATAGGAGTAGATGAGCTTACCAACTACGAAGAAGAGTCCATCCAGGTTCTTCTTTCTTGCCTCCGTTCACCAAAGGGCTACCCTCCCAGGTTTAGAGGAACCTGCAACCCTGGCGGGATCGGGCATTTCTGGGTAAAAAAGCGGTATATAGATCCAACAGATTACGGCGAAAAACAGATTGTAGACACGGAAACAGGGAACATAATAGCTTTTATTCCAGCTAAAGTCTATGACAACTATGTAATTATGCAGAATGACCCTGCTTATGTTAGACGGCTTGAAAACCTGCCGCCAGCACTAAGAAAGGCATACAAAGACGGCGATTGGGACGCATACGAAGGGCAGGCATTTGCAGAATTTAACCGTGAAATACATGTTTGTGAGCCATTTGTTATCCCTGATCATTGGCCCAGGTGGCGCAGCGTGGATAACGGGTACGCTGATCCCTTTTCCTGGTACTGGTTTGCTGTAAGCGAGGATGGGATTGTCTATATTCACAGGGAATACACCAGAGATCCAAAAGATCCAAAGGTTGGGTACTCAGAACAGGCCAAAAAAGTGGTTGAATTATCGACATATACAAAACTTGATGAATACGGAAATGAAATTGAGGTAGAAGAACCCTACTCATTTGTGGCCGCTGGCTTGGATGCATGGGCTACCCATGTGCGAGATGTGCAAGGTAAAACACTTATCAATTACTACGAAGATGGCGGTTTGAGCGGGTTTGTAAAGCCGATTACCGACAGAAAACTAAGAAAAGCCACATGGCACGAATATCTAAAACCATTCGATCACCCTGATCAAAAGCGGTTTCCCGGCAAAAAGATTGCAAGGGTGCAGATATTTTCTACCTGCAAGAAACTGATTGAAACCTTGCCCGTGCTGATAGAAGACGAAAAAAACACAGAAGCGGTCGCTGAGTGCAACCTTGACCATTGGTATGACGGTGCAGGTTATGGGCTTATAGTTTGGCACTCAAAGCAATCCAAAGCAGCAAAAGAGGCGGAAAAGCCCTTTCCTCTGGCCTACAAAGATAGGTTAGCGAAGCAGCAGCAGTTAAAAAAGAAGCGGGGGCGGTTGATGTGACGGAGTTAGGGTTACCACCAAAGGAGGAGATCGAATGAAAACACATATGAACAGGAGGGG